CATCTCTTACTGCTGTTTGATATGGAGATTGAAATGATGTGTAAGCATTTGGTCCAGTTAGTCCAGCTGCACCAGTAATATAAGATGGTACTCCACCTAATGTTGTGCTTGCTGTTCCAATGTCCGTGAGCCCTGTTCCAACAGTTCCTAATCCTGTTTGTAAAGCTGTTTGTCCTAAACCTGCTTGTGTCCCTGCTTGATCTAAAAAAGGTTGATAGCCAGCAATACCTGTTCCTGTACCTACACCTGATAAAGCTCCTGTTGTAGGATCAAATGATAACGTACCAAGACCAGCTTGTGTTGCTGCTTGTTGTTGTGCTGCTTGTGCTAATGCACCTTGCGCTTCTACACCTGGAGCAAAACCTTCTGCTCTAGTTGTTGGTGTATCGCCTAAAGGTTTTAAGGCACCTGCGGCTTCTGTTTGTGCGGTTAATAAATCTAAATAACTCTTTGCACCTTCTTCAAATATTGGTGCCGGTTGTTGTATGGTAGTTACTGTTTCAGCCATTATGACATCATCCTATTTTTTTGTTCAAGCATTTTCATTGTTTGGTACATTTTTCTTGCACCTTCGTTCATGCTTCCGCCACCAGCAGCTCTAACTGCATCAGCGGTAAATACAAATTCATTTTTGCTTAATCTAGCAGGCACGTCATCGGCTTTTTCTTTTTTACCGTATGGCATGAAGCCACCACTGTATCTCATATCTGCCTCAATTGGAAGCCCTCCAAGGCCACTTTCTTTTGGTTCTGGTTTAGTGCCTAAAGCATAATTAGTTCTCATTAGACCACCGTTTGCGGCCATTGGTTTATCTTCTATTGTTTGTTTTTTACTCATCTCTGGAACTACTTCCATTAAAAATTCATCAAAGTCCATATCTATAGGTATTTCTTTTCTCTCTTTCATTTGTAAAAACAAATTGTAAGTATCAGACATTGCATCATCATAACCATAAGACATTGCCATTTCTTTATTAGGTAATACAGGTCCTATTGGTTTTGGTTTAAAAGGATTTACAGGTGCTGTTGGATCTGATGGTAATGGATTACCTGTTCCTAATGCATAGTTAACTCTACCACCTTGTGCTAAACCTATGTCTGCACGACTTAATCTACCAAAGGTTGCTTTAGCCCAATCTATTGATGCTTGTACTTCTGTATCTGTTGCGCCATCAGCTTCTGCTGCTGCCTCTGCTGCAGCGGCTGCCTCTAATTCATCGTTATATTTTCCAGCTTCTATTGCAGAATAAATACCTGTAGTCCAACCAGCAAGTTTAAGATAATCTAATCCTTTTTTTCCTGTTTTTATACCAGCTTTATCAACAATATCTTTTCTAAAAAGAAGATCTGTTAATCCTGTTTTAGATATACTTGGTATGCCTTTTTCTGCATCACCAAATAAAGATGCCATCTTACCACCACTACCTAAAAAACCTTGTGTTGCATCTTTTCCAGGAACATAAACTTGTCCTAAAGGCATACTTGTTGTGCCTCTGGGTTCTATTATTGCTCTTGAAAATTCTCCTTGAGGTGTTGTATAATTTTCTATTTGTGGAGCACCTTGATATTGTGAAAAACTTCCTTCTGTTTTAGGAGCACCAAATAATCTAGTCATAAACTTATCTCCACCAGGAACATTCTCTCTTATCTTTCCACCTAAATCATATCTTCTTGCTAAAAAAGGTGCTGCAGCAACACCTAAATCTAATCCAGAAATTCTTCCTTTTTGTTTTGCTGTACCAGCTAAATAAGCTAATGGTCCTGCTACAGGACCTAAAAAAGGTGATGCTATTCTAGCTATACCTGCTATTTCTTTAGGTACTATTTTCTGTGCTACTTTAGTAAAAGGTTTAGTTATCTTTTTAACAAAGCTTCCTAAGCCATAATTTTGTCTGGGTTGTTGAGATCTACTTATTGCCATTTTATAGTTTTATTATTTTTTGCATAACAAATCAAGCCTATGTTGTTACTTCTCGTGGTTTAATTTGTATTGCAGATAGAACTACATGTAGTCTATTTGCTGTAGCTGCTGTCACTTTTAACACTTCACTCTCTTGTAATACCAAAGGAGCTGTCAGTAATTCCACAGTTGCATTAGCTGATATAGCTTTAGTCTTAAACAGACTAAACACTGCATCACTTGTGTCAGTGATAGTGACCGTTATTGTATCAGCATTACCTGAATCTTCTGATATTAGTATAGATTTTATAACAGCTGTTGTAGCAGATGGTACAGTATATAGTGTTGTAGCGCTAGTTGTTGTTAAGTCTACTTTTTTATTTACGAAAGAATTTGCCATTAGTTTATAAAAAAATTAAACGCTTCTATCTCATCTTTTAAATCTTGTTGAAACGTTGTGTTAAGTTTCTGTAGTACAGCATCTAAATCTCTGTTTAAAGATTGAGCATTTAACTGACTGTATTCCTTTGACGGAAATGTTAATACCTGTGTTATTCTAGCCATATAAACTTGCTATGCCTCCCATTGCTAACCTTTTTCTACGGTCATGTATACGACTATTTTGTTTATTTTTTCTTAATCTTACTATACCGCCAACAGCATATCTAGAACCTCTTCCTCCCGCATCCATTTCGTCTTGACTAGACATACTACCACCATTATCGCTACCACTATCACTACCACTGTAAGCAGGAGATCCTTGGTATGCTGGTGGTGCTGTGTAGGTTGGTGTTGAATCATCTGTTGAACCTCCAGTTAAAGCCACTTCATCTACAATATTTCCACCATAAGTTCCGTCTGCTTTTGTTATATTACCCTCTGTGTCTACGGTGCTACCGTCATCACTATAAGTTGGATTACCACCAAAAATTCCTGATTGAGTAAATCCAACATCCTCAGGATCTGTATCATCTAAACTTGATTGTAAACCTAATTGTGCTTGACGTTCTAATTCTTTTTTTTCTTCAGCCCTATCTTGAGTATATTGATATGCAGTATTTGCTGCAAAAAAAGGAACTAAAAAAGGAAACGCGCTTGTTATTCCAGCTCTAAGACCAAAATTAAGTAAAGGCTTATCAGTTGGGTTTTGAATTAAATCAGATATATCGTTTAGATTTGTTACACTACCCGTGTTGGTTATGCCACCTGTTAAAGCAGCTTCATCATATATATTAATATCACCGGATGTTGATCCTGTTATATCTCCTGTTTTAAAATCTATATTTCTATCATCACTATCACTACTTTGATTAACAGGTACAACTATGTTTGGTGCTTGTCCTGCAAGTTCTGCACTTGCGTCTGAAGATACAATACCACTTGTTGCAGTTTCCGCTGCAATGTCTCCAGCTGTTCCTTCTATATTTTCGCCTGGTTCTGGAGTGTAACTTAAAGTACCATAGCCACCAGTTCCCTGTAAACTAATATCTTCTTTTGTTAATGCCATTATCTTCTTCCGTCTGGTTGTATATCTAATCTAAATGTTCCTAGTTTCCAAAACTGACTTGTACTTGTGTTAGATACTTTTAATGATATAGCACGCGCTCTTGCACGTGTATCTATTTTCTTAGTGCTTGTTGTAACTGTAAATGGTCCTAGTGATGAGCTTGCTTCTACATCAGTTGGAAAATCTCTTAACTGTAATGTAATTGTAGCATCTCCTGTCTGTGCTAAAAAATCTGGTATGACTCTTCTAATTTTCATTATGTATTCACCATCACCTCTAATGTCTGCTGCACCAGCATTATTTAAACTAATATCAAAATCTCCTGATTCTATGTTTGCAACAATAGCAGTTTCTGCCCCTTCTTTTACTTGGTTTAATCCTGTTTCGTGTTCATAGTATATAGAAACACCATCCGTGTTTCCTTCTACATAAGTTGACGAAGTAGATGAACCGTTTGTAGATGTATCATATTGTGTAGCATGTGGTTTACCAAATATAGCTGAGTCTGACCAAGCTGTTCTATCTAATGTGCCTGTAGTCCATACAGGTCTTTTATCTGTAGAATCAAAATAATTATAAGTTACAACTCTGTTAACTGTGTTTGCACCTGATGATACATAAAACCAATTTATCTCACCATACAAATTATTTAGTCCTGCATTAACGTGTTGTTTAGTTACTGTGTTTAAATCATCAAAAACAAAATCTTCTACTAAACATGGTAATGATTCTAGTTGTCCGCCATATTTAAAGAAACCATTTTCTGACATCCAATAAACTGTACCGTCAACTTCGACAGCTGCGTTCTTACCGATCAATCCACAGTTCGTTCCTACTTGTTCAAAGGCAAATGTAAAAGGTGCACCAACAAAACGCATTAAAAATAATGCTGTATCTGTCCATACATAGATTGCATTTCTACCTCTAAGTGCTCCCATGATCCGTGATCCGTCGGCCAGTCTTTGTGTACCTGCTGTGTTGTTTGCTGTAGGTGTATAATCTGTAATATCTTCTTGAGAAGAAAATCTTATAAACATTTGATCTTGTGTAGATTTAGTTCCAATAGTTGTTTCTGTTCCAAAAAACACTAAGTGTCTATCCGGCGTAGATACTAACATATCACGTGATGCTGTAGGTGCACCTGATGCTATAGCAGCTCTTGTTGTAACTGCGTTATCTATATCTGAATCCCATGTAAAAGTTTCACCGCCAAAAATGGTTGCAACTAATTTATTACCAAAATTATCTAACGCCCATAAACCGGGTGCTGTAACAATATCTCCTGATGGAGCTGCACCAAAACCAGCATAAGTAGCAGCATCTATAACTTGTGCACCTGATGAATGTATAGCTGCTGTAGTTCCTGATGTACCACGCGTTAGTCCAGATAAAGTGTTACCGCTTTTAGAGCTGTATGTAATAAGCTCTGTTCCAATAATTACGGTTCCTGATGATGGAAATGATGTGGCACTAGCTAAAGTTAAACTTGTAACAGATGCGTTTATATCTCCATCTAATGTAGATATAAATTGTCCTGATTGTGTTCCGCCCCATTGGCCTAATGACCAACCAGTTGCCGCTGATTCTACAGCAGGCCCTACTCTAAAATAAGCTTGTATTCTTATACCGCCAGAAGTTGTTGCACCTGAACCACTTTCATTAGAAGGCATAGTAATTGTACAAGTTGTATCTGTTGGAATAGTTTTAATTTCAAATTTAACATCGTCAAAATTTGTAGATGTAAAATTAGAATTAGTAATAGATGTAAAATTATCACATAGTATAACATCACCAACATTTAATCCATGTGCCGATGCAAAAGTTATTGTAACTGTTGGCGATCCATTAGTAGTTGTAAAGGCACTTGTTAAAGTTGCTGTAAGTCTAATAGGATGAATGTCGTAAAAAATACCTCCTGAATAAACATATAAAACTTTGTTAGTTCCAAGTGCAGCATATTTAATACCTACTGAATTTACAAAGTGGGTTATTGCTGTGTTTCTTCCTGTAAGTTCTGTAGATCCTAACTGTGCCCAACCACCTATTTTTTCAGGTGTACCATATCTAAACCTAACATTATCACCGTCTATCCACTGGCCTTCTCCACCAGTTGCAGTAACTTGTTTATTGAATCCTGGCACAAAGCCTACTTTTTGTAACATATGTCTCTCAGATTATATTAGATTGCGTTGCGAATCAACGAGTTTTGGGTATACCCAACATAGGTCTTTTATCAT